CTATGTCATATGAAAAAACTATTCCTGAAATGAGAGGTATTTCCAAATTATATTGAGCTAAATTAATGGATATTATATTGGCATTAGATTCTGCTGATTTTGTACTTTCCCCAAATGGGTCACTTGCAGATATTTTTACATATACTGTAGTTCCTATGGCCAGGCTACCAGTCAAATTCCAATTATATGAAGTCGAATTAATGCTTGCTATAAGTGTAGTTGGATTAGAAGTAACACCAGCATAAATATTGTATTGAAGGATATCAATATCAGTTAAGGCAGTCCAATCTATTTTAATTGAACCAAAATAGGCGGTCAACACTGGTGCTGTAGGAGCACTGGGTTGTGTATTAGAAGCAGCACAACTTTGATAGGAAAATTGATTCAATCGGTCATAAACATATATTCTAAAATAAACATTTCTTGAAGGCGTGCCTCCAAAATCCGTTTTATTGACATCGAAAGTATAATTGTAAAAATTATCTTTAGTATGAATTGTTCTTAGCAAATTAGAATAGCCAGAATCAGAATAAACCTCTATTACATACTCATAAAAATCTTTATCTAAGACAGCACTCCAATTTAAAACACAATCTTTGGTGGTAAAGTCAGCTGTTATTTCAGTCATTGTCGGAATAGAATTTGTTAAAGTAACTGAATCTGCGTTTTCTGAATAGTTCCCACTATTATCCCTTGCTTTCAAATAGAAAGTATAACTTAATGACGAAGGCTCTGTCATTATGAAATTAGTAACTTTCCCTTGATAAATTAAATTAGTGGGATTGCCCCAGTTAGAATCTGTCCTGACTTCATAAAAGGCTAAATCAGAATCATTTATTTTATCCCATTCCAGATATATCTCATTTTCAAATTTACACAATTCTTCTCGAAAAGTTACATCACTTGGCTTAGAATCTTTTCCAACAATAGTAATAGAATCAGCAGGACAATCGGAAAGGCTATTCATATTTCCAGTTCTGTTATTCTTCGACTGAATCATAACATAATATAAAATCCCGCCGCCTTCTACGTCTATTTTTGTCGTCGTGTTTTCAGTAGAAGTTACCAATTCATAGCTACCACCCTCAGTCTTTTTCAGCCAAACTAAATATTTCAAAGTAAAAGGTGAATCAGCCGCAGTCCAACTTGCCTCTATTTGTGGAATATAAGTTCCGTCCTCTAAGAATTTATGAGTTTCTGATAAAATTAAATTGGTAACCGCTGGTGGAATCCCTTCTGGATTAGGCAAATTAGACTGAAAATTTGGAATACAAGGCAACCCGCTATCATCATAAACTTCGGCATTATATTCTTCGCAATAAAAATGAAATTCACCCTCATAAGTTTCTTCGGATGAAATTACACGCATTTCCTTTTCAATCCAACCAGCATCGGAGTGAGTTATTTTAATCACATCACCTGGAGCAACCGCCGCACCCTGATTTCCAGTACTAAATTCGCAAGCCCAGTTCGTTAATCTTCCTTTGTTCAGATAATATTGAGCGATTCTACTTGCTTGCCCTCTTCTGTTAATTCCATAAATAGTAATTTCCTTTGATATTTTGCCTTTTAATTCTTGACTAATATCATCACTAACTTTTACAAAATTTTTAGAAAAATCATCTACGGAATCAATAAAATTTAATTTAATTTCATTAGGAAAATCTGTTTTATCTATCTGAAAAAATTGAAAACTTCCTTCCAAAATATTAGTAGATTCATCAAATAAAGATTTAGCACCTGTCCAAACTGAATCAATCCCTAAATATATTTTCCCATCAATTTCATAATGAAAAATTCCACAACTTGCTTCTATGTCATTGATTAATCCCGCCGCTGAATCTTCATTATCAAAAACAAAATCAAAGGAATATCTTTTTTCATATTTACCATCTGGACTTAATATGTATTCATCACAAACTTCAGCAACAGTTTTAAATGAATCTAAATCAATCTTTGAATCCTCAATTCCTATTCCTCTTCTTCCATCAGTCATTAAATATAAAATAACCCACACTGGATTATTATTAAAAGTTGTTTGCCATTTTAGTTCCTCTGTGTCCCAGTTTCTTATAGGCAATCCATCTACAATCATTGAAATATCATTATCTGAAACGGAAGATAAAAGAGCACCTGTTTTCAAAGTTAAGGCTAAATAACTTGTATGCCTAAAACAACAATTCTCTATGGTAGAAGTATAATTTATTTGAATGTAAGGTTGAGTGGAAGTTTCTTTGGATAGAATCCATACGTCATAAAATTGAGCGGTTATTTTCAATGTCAAATAAGGTTTAGAAGAGTCAAAATTATCATTAAGCCAAGTTTTTATATCTAAATTTCTTCTTCCTGGTCTCCTTTCAAATGGAGAATATTCGGAACAAACTTCAGTCAAACTCCACCCAGAATCATCACCCCAAACAATAGAATCTTCACTCCAAATAGAAGTTTCAGTAAACATCCCTTCTATATATACATCATGGTGAACGTTGTAACCAAAATAAAGGGAAAGATTAGCACTCAAAATATTAAGGTCATCCGGTAAACTACTTAAATCAAACATCAAATAAATTCTTTTTGTCGCACCTGCCCCATATAAATCTCTTGCTGTTCCATAATTAGTAGTTGGTTTGTCCTGTCGAATATAGCTATCATCAGTTGGTAAAAACATAGCCGAATTGCCATTTGAAAATCGTGAATCTTTGCTCTGTGTTTCTGTGCCTAAATAAGAATCAGAAGAACATCCATCCAAAATTGATATATCTTTCTTATCTATTTTTATATCAGAAATTTTAGTGATTTCGCCTTCGGCTAATCCTAATGCCCCGTAAATTATTTCAGAATCAGTGGGAGTCCTCCAAATCCAATTTCCAGTTATCTTATTTGTCCCAAAAATTAAGGGCAAAGGTTTTTCTTGTGAAGCAGATGGTTTCCAACCTCCCATATTATAGGTATTTGAATTGGTGATTTTCTTTTTATCTTTTGAGTCATTTCTAAAAGTGCGATAAAGTGAGTAAACTACTAAAGCAACTTTTAAAACAGTCAGAAAACCAATGGCCATTTAAGTGGCCTCCTCTGGAACAGATACAAAACCACCAAAATTATCAAAATTATTAAATCTAAATTTACAACACAAATCCGTTTTATTGCAACCACGGCTCAGGGTATAATCATCATCAGTTTCTATCTCATAAGGAAAAGAAGATTGAAAAACAAAATTGCCCCCAAAAGAAAAATTTTTAACCTTGCGTGATTCACCATTATTGTTTCCAGAAGTAAAAGTAATAACACCATCATTCCAATATTCAATTGCTTCGGTTCTGGCAGAATCCGCCATTGTACTATATGTACCACTGTCTGCTTTTCCCATCACCGTATCCTTCAATGGACTGCCACCATTTAGACATTCATCACTGTCTAAAGTCCAAGGACAATATTTATTATATTTTCTATTCGGTAATTCTTTTTCCAAAAAATAAGTCTCTGGAATTATATCAAATTCAAATCCATTTTCATCTATCTTTCCAGGAATCATAAAACCCTGTTTAATTATCCTTTCATAATCAGCACTGTTTAATAAACCTTCATACACACAAAAAAGTTTTACTGGACACAAAGATAAATTATAGTTTTCAACATAAGCCCCCATAAACAAATCAGTGTTATCTATAACAACTTTTAATTTACCAATTTCATCTTCCATAGTAGATTTTACTGAATCGAATTTGAAATTGATAGGAAGATAAGTGTTTTCTCCACTTGTAGGAAATATTATTTCAGCATCATAATCAGCAAATCTTAAAGTCAAAGATTCATCAACAGTGATTTCCAAAAGATATATAGGAGCGCATTCTTCTTTAACCATTTCTGCTAATATAAGGGCATTTAAATTTCTTGGCATTACTTCACCGTTTGTAAATCAAAACTAACCTTGCGAATATTAAAATTTATATATTCAATTTTCAAACTATCTTCCACAAATCGTACTGTATAAATAATACTATCTATTGGATTAGTCCAATAAAAAGCTTCATATGAACCAAATCGTGCATTAAAAAAATCCTGAATATTTGCAGCATCTCCTGTCGGACAAGTTGGTGCCTCCCAGTGGAAAATTCTAATTGGTAATGAATATTTTTTTCGCCTTTGTTCTTTCCCTTCCCCAAAAGTAGATACGTTGGTTTTCCATTTAGTTCCATATTCATAAGTTTTTTGGGGAGTGAAATTAAAAGTTTCCATTTAGCGTAAATCCTTTATAGCCTTTGTTAATAGCCCTTTATTAGTCAAATCATCAAAAACTACTTTTTTAATGGAGTTTGGGTTACGTTGAACCACCCCAGCAAAAGAATCAGAATCAACCGCTTGGATTAAGAAATATTCTTTCACCTCTGTGTAATTACCTACACGTCCTTCATTATTTTTTAACCCTGCCAAAGATAACCCATCTAAACGTGGGATTTTAGAAAGGCTTAAAACCTCTTTTTGTTTGTCTTTTTCTAATCTATCCAAAACAGAATTAAGGAATAGTGAATTGGCCTTGGCAAATACTTCACTGGATTCACCTGCCCCACCACCAGTATCTGTTCCTGTATCTAAAATAGTTGACCCCAAATCAAGTATTAACTGACCAGTGTTATTTGAGCTTGTCGCAGAGTTAGCATTTTCAAAAAACAATTTTTCAGCTATCATTTTAGCAATCATATTCGCCCACGTCCGATACATAGCATCACAAAAGGCATTCCAGTAATCTTTGAAAGACTTTAAATCACCTCTAAAAACGTCATAAAACACATCCGAAAAAGCATCTTGAATGTTTCTGGCTGCCTCTTTTGCATATTCTGACATCTCTTTCGTTTTTTCTTTTGTATCCTCCTTTGCTTTTTTTAGCATTTTTTGGTATGCCTTTTCAATATCATCTAAATTTTGTTTGGTGGCTATACCATACTGATTTACAGCACCAATCATCTGAATTTTCCAAATTTCTGCTGCCTCAATTTCTTTATCATAATCAGACAAAAGTTTTTCCCTGATTTCCTTTTTTATTTTAATTCGAGCCTCTGTAGCTGATTCATAAGGTTTGGCTTCTTTTTTAAGATTATTTTCTGTCTCCTTTCTATAAGCCCTTTCATTTTTAACTTTTTCTTCAAATTCCTTTCTGCTTAATTCCACCCTTTTATTATGAAAAATCATTTCAGTATCCGTTGTCCACTTGCCTGCTTTGACCAATTCATCTTTCCATAAATCTAATTGCTTGAATTGAAAATCATAATTACCCAAAACAATTTTTTCTTGTTCTTCTTGAAAATTTTTCATTTCTCTCAAAATTTCGTCAATAACATCCTTGTGAATATTGTAATATTCTAAAGCTTCATTTCTAACATTTTGTATATTATCTTTTTTAATTGTTAATTCCGGCTGTTCTGCTATTACAATAGGCTTATTTCTTGATGATAATGGTACTATTTTTGGCACTGTAGCACCTTCGGCAGGAGGATTTTTAGCCTCATATTTAGGAGGTGGAGGTTTTTCCAACCAAGAATATCCTTTTTCACCTTCCTTTGGTACAATTGCTTTTCCTGTTCTGTAAGCCTCCATTTGTTCAGCATATTCCTGAATTTTTTTCACATCGGTTAAATCTTTAACCAAATCCACTATCAATGAAATAGCAGTAACAACAGCTAATCCTTTCCAACCAAAAGCCATAGCACCAAATATACCCATTTCCTGAATTATTTTAGGCAATTTTCCAAATCCAGACACAGCAGCCCCGAATATTCCCACCAAATCCTTTCCAATAGAGCCAATATCTTTTACCATATCAGACAAATCGTCTTTATTTTCTTCAATAAATAATTTTAAATCTCTATTAAATTCCCTAACTGGTTTTGCTAAATCTTCTCCGAGCGAAACTCCTAAATTGGAAATAATATCTTTCATTTCATCTTTTGAAGCTTGAAAAGATTTACGATAATCATTCCACGCCTGTTCAGCAGCACCAGTCTTTTCTTTCATCACCTCCAAAGAATCATTAAAAGTTTTTCCCTTCCGAGCCAATAAAGCAGAAGCACCAATCATAGCCTCTTGACGGCCATAAAGTTTCATCAAACCTAAATCAGCCGCAGTTGCAGTATTTTCCAAACGTTGAAGTGTTCCAATTAAGCCAAATTGAGAAATCATTAATTTAGCATCTTTATATCCAAGTTCATCCATAGCCTTAGACATATTTTCATTTTCACGCATCAAAGAAACTAAAACAGCCCTGTATCTTGTAGCAGCCTCGCTCGTATCGCCTGCTGTTTTAGATATCACAGCTAAACCAGCACCCATTTCATCCGCAGACACGCCTAAATCGTGACTAACTTTAGCCAAGCCACCGACAACAGGAATCAACTCAGCAACCGTAGTTTGTCCTTCCTGTTCCGTTTTGTTCAAAAGGTCTGCCGCTTCGGAAGTAGATTTTATTTCACCTTCATAACCCTCCATCAATTTAGTTAGCCCTTTAATGGTTTCAGCTTGTTCTATATGACTTGATTTAGCTAATTTAGAAGCCTCTGTTAGAACATCTATTTGGTTAGCAGTACCTTTTACCCCTGCTGAAATTACTTGATAATAGCCGGACATTAAATTGCTCCAACTTCCTAACTCTGTAGGCAATGCCTTTATATCTTTCTCAAGCAATCCAAATTCTCTTTTTGTTACTCTTCCCATATCAATTAATTTGGTTTCAAAAGTAGCAAAATCATTCAACATTTTTCTAAATACAAACCCCACACCCAAAGTCAAAAAGGCAGATTTAAGAGATAGAACAGATTTTGTGACTCTTCCTGTCATACTTTCAACTGTTTTAAGTGCCCCACTCCAATTTCCACTTTTTATTTGAAGTCCTAAAAATTCTTTTTTAGTTAAATTAAGTGACTTTTGAAGTTCTTCTTGACCCAAACGTGCTTTATCAGCCCTCAAACCTTTCATTAATCTTTCTTCAAGCTTTTTAAACTCCTTCTCTGATTTCAAGCTTTCTAAACCTGTAGCAGAAAGATTTTTCTTTAATTTATCTAAGGCTATTTGAGCCTGCTGAGTGTCAATTATTATTTTAGTTTTTGGCACTTCTCTTTTTCCTTTTCAAATTCGGAATTTGTGGCATAGAAGGATTTTGATTTTTCAATTTTTTTTCTTCTTCTTCACGCCATTTAGTTACCATTAATTTTTCAATCAATAAAATTTTCTCAAAATCTTGTTCAGACAAGTCAAAATTTTCACAAAATTCTAAGACACTTCGGATAGAAATGCTCTCAATAGTCCAACCGGAAGGTCTGTCGTGAAAAGATAATTGTTTCCAAGCCTCCCACGGCGGAATATTAGCCGGTAAAAGCTCTGGCTTTTGGCATTGAGAGCAAGGTGGTTTTCCATCCCAAACATTTTTACACGTTTCACAATCGGTATTTTGCTCGTTGCTGAGCCACTCTACCCAGCTGATTAATTTTTTGTTTCAATTTCAACTTTCTTCTCAATTTCCAATTTCAATTCCTCAACTTTATCCAAAACATATTCAATTATATTAGGATAAAGAGCAAAAATCTTTTCTTTATTTTCAAAATCGCACTTCAAAGGTTTTCCATTTTCATCCTCAAAACCTTCCCAGCTCAAAATAGTTTTATCTATTTTTCTGATTTTGTACTCATAAAAATTTGGCTCTTCAAATCGTTGATTCCTTTCCCAAACAATGTTCTTACAGTTGAGAATAATTTCATTGAGTTCCTTAGGCGAAAGAGGACAAGCTTTGACTATTGCTATTTGCTTGCCCTCTTTGTCTAAAATTGGAATTGAAAAAATAGGTTTTTCAGTTTTAAGTTTCATGTTTTCCTTCTTTCTTTATTGATTAATTAATGAAAAACAATTTCACAGCTGTCTTCACCCGCCGTGCCCAAAGCCTTAATTGGCACGGTAAGTTCAATTGTAGGTGCGGTCGCCGCTATTGCCGGTACTTCTAAACTTACACGTGGCAATATAATAGCCATTATACTTCCTGCCTCATCACCAAAAACCATTTTGATTTTAGATTCGTTGCCTTCAAATCCTAAACCAAAATAACCAACATTTTCATGATTAAGATACAACTTCAAATTAGAAGTAATTTCACGTGTATTTTCAACGTATTGTTCCGGCTGAGTGGTTCCAACCTCATCAACCAAATATTCTTTTGGAACATTAAATGTCAAATCACTGGTTTTAAATTTAGCTGCAACACCATCAAATGAAATGGAAGCAAGTCTGCTTTCTATGGGGTCGCCAATCTCAGCATCGGTATCAGGGTCGAGCAAAAATCCTTCTATCTCATCTGCTGCTTCCCATGTTTCTTGTAGATTAGAAGTAACCGTAATTGTATCAGTGGAATAATTTACAGAATCTATCTCATAGCCAGCACCAGAATTATCATCCTCCTTTGTCTTATTCCAGATGCGACTGCCCACTGAAAATCTTTCGGAATGACTAACCACTATTGTTTTTTGACCAGAAGCCGCTTCAACATAAACAGTATCATATCCAGCCCAGCACATTTTCATTCCTTGACCGGAAAATTCAAAGGATAAAGCCCCTGTATTAGTTATTCCTGCTGTGACTTGATTAACCGAACAACCGCTCATACCTTGAACCATAAAATCAGTTTGAATCCAAAGGCTAAAAGAAGGTGACTCCGTATCTTGCCGATAAAAAATATGATTAGCAGTAATTGCCGCATCAGCTAAATGAGAAGCCGCAGTTGTACCATTATATCCTCTTACACAGCCAGAACAAGTCCCAGTTGTCGCCGTTGTTCTTACTATACTGGTGTAAAGGATTTTTTCTGTACCTATTGTTACCACACCAATTTCTGGCAATATTCCCCCAGCCAGGCTTTTGTAAACAAAAGAATCATCATTTGAATCAATTCCAGCATTCAAAGCAGCTGTTACTGTTCCAGACTTTCCTCCTTGCATCGATTGCCAGAGAGCATCACCTTGTGGTACACTTCCGATAGTTCCCGATGGCCTAACATAGGTTGGAACACTCCAAGTCCCAGCCGGCAAGGCATTTTGAAAACGATCAATCACATCAAGACTGTCTGAAAGCTCCAAACTATCTACGAAAGTTGGACTTTGATTCATCACAGCGTTACCTGCTGGCGCAATAATGTTAGCCGCCGCCGGAAATTTCAAAGTGCCTTTTGTATCTTCTAAGATAGCAAAAACCCGCTGTTTTCTTGACCTTCCAATTTGTTCTGTCATTTTTATTGCCTCCTATATAAAGTATTCAAATGGAATTTTAAAAATTAGCCTATACATATTTGAGTCTGAATCCTTTCCACCTTTCTGTGGCGAAGGCTCATTAAAATTTACGCCTTCGTAACTTTTCCGACGAAAAAGGTCAGACAAAATTTTCCAATAATCAAAAGCATTTTTGATACCAGTGTCTAAAGGAACAAAAATATCAATCCAAAGTATTCCCAAACCAAGCCCCACCCCATTTTCACCTAATTCACCAACTTCCGAATCACCCCAAATCAAATTAATTCTTATCCAACCATCAGTCAAATCACCTTGCAAACTTTGATTTTCAAATTCAATTGGTGTATAACTCCAATTTTCATTAATCAAACCCATAATAACTTTTCTAATTTGTTCGGGATTCAAACTGAAAACTCCTTAAAAGATTTTAACACCTCTGCAAATAATTTATTCGATTCAGCCAAAGCCATAGAGTATATTCCTGATGGTGCTTGTTTGGAATAACCTTCTTCCAATCTTTCAGCATAAGGCTGATTATTAAAAATCACAACAAATTTATCATCTAAATCGAAATCAAAATCAGTGCCTTTTATACCCACAAAACCCTTCCCTTCTTTTAAACCTTCTTTATTTGCAGGCATTCTACCACATACAATACCGTGACTGGCTCTGTAAGCACCTGTATCTACTGGACTTCTCAAAATGATATTTCTAAACAATTTCAAAATCATTAACCTAATTACTTTAGTAGTGTCAGCATCTATTAAAACACCCAGTTGAACCAATTGATTAGAAAAGATTTTCATATTTGGAGCTATTTTATCTATCACTATTGAACCTTTCTAATTTGAATTTCATAAAGTACCACAATCAAAGCTGGCTTCAAAGGTTTGATTTCTAAAACATCCCAAATTTCGTTATCTATAATAACATTCCAATCTATTTCTCCTGTTAATTCCGGTAAACTTGAATTTACTCCCAAAATTAATTTTTTGTCACCTATCTTTATCATTCCTGCATTATTAACAACCGAAATTTCTTTGTATGAATAATTTTCAATGACTCCATAAGTGTTATATTCAGTTATTGTTTTGGAATAGGTGTCTGTTTCTGAATTATACTCACCCTTCTCAATTTTTCTCACTGTAATTGCCCGACCGTGCTGGGTCAAAAGAGTTAAAGCTTTCTCTTGAAGTTTTTGATAATTCATTTTATTGATTAAGTCCTAACCAATTTTGTAGTTACTGGTGAAATAAGATTTTTCAAATAATCATTCAAATATTGAAAAACGGTGTATGATTCTGCTGGACTATATTCTATTTCAATTGAACCAATCTTTTCTTTGCGAGTAAAAGAATCTGAAGCTGTATTAATTTTTAAACAACCAGAGTCAATTAACTCCTCATAAGCCGCACGACTTACTGCATTTTTAAGCTCAAAAGGAATAACAGAATAATCTAAACAATCACCATCTTCTGTATATATTTCATAACGTGGAAATTTTAAATGCCGCAAAGGATAACTGCTTAAAGGATAAACTTTATACCCACGAAAGGAAAGTGATTCAATATAATCCATAGCCCTAAATATGGCTTCCTCTTTTTCTTTTTCACCCGCTTTATTCCATTCAGATAAACCTAATTTTGCACAAAATAAATCCACATCCTTAACCAATACATATGAATTGGAATTATCCACTCCAGAGCCGTCTTCCAAAATGATTAAACTCATATTTCTTTGACCTCCAAAATTATATCCAATTCATAAATATTATTTTCATCTGTTACCGCTTTAAAAGTAATCTTGTATGGTGAATAATCACTGTTACCTTCTTTTATTCTTATTTTCAATTTTGAATCTTCTACCATTTTTGTGCCTAAATCTAACACCTCAGAAGTAGCATCATCACCATTTACATCAACAGCATTAACAGTAGATTCAGACAATTGAATAGTTTCAGATTCAGTTAACACATTGACAAAATCGGATTCAATTATGAAAGTTTCGTCAGGTTGTTTTTCTATTGAATTCATTAAATTGATTCCTTTTCAAATATTCTGGTGATTGATTCCTTTTCAAATATTTTCTTTCCTTCCGGTAAATTTACAAGGTGATAAGTACCTCTGCCATAAATTCCCTGATTATATAACTCAAATTCAGCTTTATCTAAATCCACTATGGTTATATAATTTGATTTAGTTTTTGTGTCTTGCTCTCCTTCTTCATTCCAAACAGTAAGTGAAACTGTATAAATTCCTTCTACCGGATAAATATGAACCGGATTTTTTTCATCACTAATTCTACCATCACCAAAATCCCATTCCCAAAGAACAGACTCACTTCCTGAAGAAGCATCCTCAAAATAAATAGAATCAGGACAATATCCTGTTTTTCC